CACTAAGGGAATTGGCGACACCAGCCTGACCCGAATCCGCACCGCCATCGTCGACGGCGTGGCTAACGGATCTAGTGCCTCGGACATTGCCGACCAAATCAACGCAGTCATAGCCGACCCCTACCGCGCCGACATGATTGCTATTACAGAGACAAACACCGCCTACAACGCCGGTGCTCTCGACACCTATACCGAAGCCGGTCTGACCGACTGGTATTGGCTGGCTTATGACGACGCTTGCCAAATCTGCCTAGACGCAGAAGCGGCGAACCCGCACCCGATTGACGACACAGACGTACCTAGCGACAGTTCACACCCGAACTGTCGTTGCACCATCTCACCCTTACCAGGAGAATAACAAAATGGCCCAAGACATTACCTACGTTGGCATTGGAGACCTGACCTACAAGGAAGCCGAAGACGGTTCTTTGTACGTCTACGGTCTAGCCACCGACCCAACGCTGGACCTCGACCAGCAGATTTGCGACCCAGGCTGGTTGAAGACCGCCATGCCCCAATGGTTCAAGACTGGTGCGAATGTCCGCGAACAGCACTCGGCTATCGCAGCCGGTGTAGGCATCGAGCTCAACGCCGATGGCGACAAGTGGATGCTCAAGTCCGAAGTAGTAGATCCAGTCACCGCGACCAAGGTCCGCAAGGGAGTCCTCAAGGGCTACTCAATCGGCATCAAGCAAGCCCAAGTGATGAAGTCTGACGAGGCCCCAAACGGTGTCATCGTTGGAGGCAACATCGTAGAAGTATCATTGGTCGACCGGCCAGCCAACCCATCAGCGCGAATCGAAATCGCCAAGTCCGTAAATGGAGAACTAACAATGACCGAAATCGCTAAGGCCGACGACATCCTGCAAGAAGCCGTAATGACCGAGGCTCCTGCCGCCGAGGGTCGCACCAACGAGGACGCAAACCTCGTTTGCACCGACTGCTCAGGCGAGGGCAAAGTCCACACCAACAACAACGAGTGGCTCACCTGCGAGATGTGCGGTGGAACTGGACTCCGCCCCGAGAACAGCCCAATCGACATCATTCAGGAAGACCCCTCACACCCTGCAGCCAACCTGCGCCAGGACACCGGCATTACCGACGCTCCCAAGGCAGACGAGCCAGAGGTCGAGAAGCGCGAGTTCACCGACGCTGAGCGCAAGGACATGGCCGAGGCTGGTCAAGCCCTGCCTGACGGCTCGTACCCAATCAAGACTGTTGGAGATCTAAAGAACGCCATCCAGTCATTCGGACGCGCCAAGGACCCAGCCAAGGTTAAGGCTCACATCATTGCCCGCGCTAAGGCTATGGGCAAGGAGTCAATGATTCCCGAAGACTGGACTAAGTCGACCGAAGCAGACGTTGAAAAGGCCGACGACAACCAGCACAACCTCGCAGACCTCAACGCTGTACGCGCGTCACTCATTGCCCTCATCAAGGCTGAGCTCGACGAGATGCTCAACGGCGACGAGGACGAGATTTGCGACGTGAGCGAACTACTCTGCTCACTACAGATTTTCCTCGACTGGTGGACCGATGAAGCCAGCGAAAATGAAACCGAAGCCCCATTCACCGGATGGGACGAAGACAAGGACTACGACATGATGTCATACATGGGACTCGGCGTATCAGCCGACCTAATCAAGTCAGCAAGCGCACCAGAGGCGACCGAAGAGGTTCGCGCTGAGTTGCGTTCAGAAATCGTAAAGGCACTCGGCCTTGACGACACCACCACCAAGACCGCGCTGGCGGAGGCAAAAGAGGAGCTCGAACTCCTAAAGGCCGACCTCGCTGCAGTCAAGGAGATGGCAGTACCAGGTGGCCCAAGCCTGCGCATGTCGCAGAACCAAGCCACCAAATCAGCCCAGGTTGACCAACTGCGCGCAGAGGCGGATCGCTACCGTCGCACCGCATCGCAGGTAATCGACTCGGGTCTTCGCAACGCTTACGTCGAAAAGGCTCTCAAGTTAGAGCAAGACGCAGACGCAATCGCGAAGAACTAGCAGTACCCCTAACCCACTAACCATCTCATAGGAGAGAAAAATCATGGCAATTACTGCCCCCTCCATTGACGAACTCTTTGGCGGACTGCCAAAGGAACAGCGCCTAGACCGCTTCGAGGCTTACAAGTCGGCTTTGTCCGCTTGCCAGACTCGTGGCCGTGTAGAAGCAGCTCGAGGCGAAGCCTCATTTGAGCGCGGCGTTGGAATCGTCAAGTCTGCTGGCGCACGTCTTCGTGACGACCTCAGCAAGTCCGTATCCGCCGACCAGTTGGCCGCCGTTGAGTCTGCACTCGCCGGTACTGACATCGTCAAGGAATGGACCCTTACCAACCCACTTTCGGGTGCTCCATACACCAACATCGGTTTGGTTCCCTACGACCTCCAGCCAGCATTGGAAATGCTCGTTCCGAAGACTTTCATTCTTCGCAACAGCATCGCCCGCGTTGGTGCAGTTGGTCAGGCTTTGGAATTCCGTCGAATCCTCGGTGTTTCTAACTCCCGCACCGGCGGCGTTGGCAACCTGAACACATTCTTCAACTCCAACACCAACACCCAGTCATTCAACGGTGTCACTCTTAACCGTCCAAACCTCATCTCATACTCGGCTGACCGTATCGTCAAGCCTTTCGTTGAGCAGGGTATCTCGGACTCCGTGAGCCTCCAGGCTGAGTTCGCTGGTAAGGGCTACGCTGACCTCCGTCAGTTGAGCCACACCGCCGCGATCTGGTCACACATGCTCGGTGAAGAGAACAACATGCTGAACGCTGTTTCGACTGCTTTGTCAGTCTCCGGCGTGACCGCAACCATCGCCCTTGACGCAACTGTTTCCGGTTCAGGTCTTCCTGCCGGTGCTGTGTCATCGCCATACATCACGTTCTCCAGCGCGGCTGGTGAGTCACAGGCCATCGTGCCATCGGGCTCAGTCACCGCAGTTGCTGGTCAGGGAATCAAGGTTTCGGCTTTGAGCTCAACCCCTGCCGGTTGCATCGGAATCAACGTGTACGTCACCGTTGGTGGTTCGTTGTACAAGGGTTCGACCCCTGTGAACGCTGTAGGCGCAAGCCCAGCCAACTTCTCAGTTGTCACCGTTGCCCCATCAACTTCAGCCGACAACGGTTCCGCTAACGGAAACGTCTTCGGTGGAACGACCCTCGGAACCTCAGGCTACGACGGCTTCGTTTCAGAGTTGACCAACCCTACCTACTCGGGATACATCAACGCCCTCAACGGCACGTTGTCGACCTCCGAGCCTGGTGGAGACTTCCAGTCGGCTTTCGTCTCGCTGTTCAACAGCGTTCAGGCTGACCCCGACTGGATCTTGACCACGGCTGCAGTTCGCCGCGAGTTGAGCAAGACCATTCAGAGCAACGCTTCAACTCAGGGCTACCGCCTCACGTTGGAGAGCGGCGCTGACGGCGTAGGCATCGGTTCAGTAGTTGGCGCTATCGCTAACGAAGCGACGGGCAAACTAGTCGATGTCATGGCGCACAGATTTTGCCCCAGCGGCGTAGCCATCATCCACTCCACTCAGTTGCCTTTCCCTGACTCGGGCGTAAGCACGACCGTCACGGCAAACAACGTTGTTGACCAGATGGTCATCGAGTGGCCACAGATTGGCATGTCGTACGACCTGTCGACCTACACCTACGGTACGCTTGCGTTCCACGCTCCAGCGTGGTCCGGAATCATCACCGGAATCCTCTAAACAGAGGACTCACTCGCTAGTGAATAACTAGCCATCGCGGGTTGAGCCGGTCAGAGTTTCCCCTTTCTCCTGACCGGCTCCCCGCCACTTCGCAAAGGGAGCATCAAATGAAAATCCTCGGTTCAAACCCAGGTCTCCAAGAAATCCAACTCGGAGAAGACGGCCCAATCAAGAAGCGCGACAAGGACGGCACGTTCCACGTCGACGACGCATTGGGTAAAAAACTCGTCAAGACTGGCGACTACGCAGCCACCGGAACCACGTTCCGAGGCGCTAGAGGCTACGTCTGCAATTCGTGCTACTTCACATCGCTCTTCCGTGACAAATGCGGTAAGTGCGGTTCAACAGATCTAACGCCAGAGGAATAAGTCATGCCAGGAGTAGTCGCACCGTTTATCAAGACCGAGGGAATCATCTCCCCCTACGTCAGCGTGACTGAGGTTCTTAACTCGGCCACAGCCTCATCGGTGGACTTCACCAACTTGGTTCCAAACGCCAGCCTCAACGCTCAGACCGCCGCTCTCCAAGACCTCATCGTCAAGGCATCAGC